GAAAATTGCCAGTGCCGCCGAGAGCGTCGATCGCATGGCTCGCGGTGGTCAGGGTCGTCGGGGGATACGTTCTTGCCATGGAAAATCCTATATGTCACATTGCGTGGAACGTCAAGCCGTGGGGAATGTATAGCATGAATGCGAGCTTTGAAAACGCCGTAAAGGCGCGGGTCAGCGATGGCGAGGTGGAAGCCGCTGCCGCCGCCCTGGCGTGGAGCATGGGGCGGCTATGGGGCGCCGGCAAGCCTTGCGACAAGGCCGATCTTCGCGCCCATGCCCGCGCCGCGCTTTATGCCGCCGCCGGGGTGCGGCTGTACCGGGAGGAAAATAGTTGAGATATCCACTTGACGTGGACCACGGGATGTGGGACAAGGGGACATCGAAACGGGAGCAAGCAACATGACCAAGACCACCGGCCAGCGTATCGCAACCAACGCCGACACCGTGCTGCGTACTATGGAGCGGCTGTCCAAGGGCAACACCCACGAAACCATCGCAACCTTGTTGGTTGCCGCCGCCGCCATCGCCCGCGCCGAAAAGATGTCGTTCTCGGATTTCTTGGTGCCAACCCGTATGGCTTGGAGCGAAATTCACCCAGAGAACAAGCTCGAAAACCTGCCATGGCATGGCAAGCGCAACCCCTTCACTGGCGAAACACAGTCAGAGTGGAAGACACGGCAGGAGGGCCACTGACATGACCATCGACCAGCACCGCCAGCGCATCCGCCAGTTGGAATTGCGCCTCCACATCGCCGACTACGGCATGGGCATGGGGACATCGAAACGGGAGCAGACAATGACCCCCACCAAGTATGAACTTCTGATTGAAAACGGCGTGATCTGCCTTCGTGGATACTCGCCGCAGACTGCCAAAGGCTATTTCAACGTTGAGGCAGTCAAGAACATCACGGGTAAGTCGCTCCCAAAATTGCGCCAGCAGGGCGCAAAACTTGCCAAGCATTTCGGCGTTAAATTCGAGGATCGCACATGACCCCCGAACAGGCTTGGACGCGCGTCCGCCAGATCGCCTTCGAGTTAGAGCGCGCCGACTACGGCATGGGCATGCCGCGCGACTACCGGCGCGTGCTCGAATTGCGCGCGGCGTTGGAGCAGGCCCGCAAGGATGCCGCTGCGGCCGAAGCCGCCGCCAACGATAACGCCGCCGTCACCGGCTACGACATTCTCTCGGATGGCTTTGAGGAGGTGCAGGACAAATGAAAACATCCGAGCAAATCAGCGAGTTGGCCGCCGCCTTGGCCGCGGCGCAGGGCATGATGGAAAACGCCGTCATGAACCGGGTCAATCCGCATTTTAAGAGCAAATATGCCGATTTGGCCGCCATCTTCGATGCCGCGCGCAAGCCATTGTCCGCTAATGGCCTTGCCATCGTTCAAACGATTGGCGACGGTGTCTTGCATACGCGGCTGCTGCATACGAGCGGCCAATGGGTCGCGAGTGAGCACCCCTTGCCGTTGTCCGGCAGGCCGCAAGAGATTGGTTCCGCGCTCACCTACGCGCGCCGCTATTCGCTCTCTGCCCTGATCGGCATTGCCGCCGACGAAGACGACGACGCAACTGGAGCAGAAAAGGCGCACAAGGCCAACGGCCCCAAGCCGCCGCCGGAAAAGCTGACCGACGAGCAAGTGGCCGAGCTAACCAAGGCCATTGAGGACAGTGGTCGCGATCTCGCGTGGTTCTGCAATTTTGCTGCCAAGATTAACTCAATCACTGACCTTCCACCGGAACGATATGATGCAGCGTTAGAGCACGTCGAGAAACTACCGAAGAAGGTGAAAGATGGGCCAGTGTGAACGCTGCAAGTGCTCCCCCAACCGCATGTTCATAGAAACGGCGGGCAATCAGGAGCCACGCTACTTCTGCCCGGTTTGCGTGATCAGCATCGCGGCCGGCTATGTCTGCAAGGCACAGATGCGCAAGGTGCAGGACCGCGAGCGCAGGGCCCGCCGCCCCCGCCGTCCGCACGCCGCACCGGAGGCCACACAATGACGCGAAAAATGTGGGCTCTCGTATCCCAGAAGCACGACATCGTTCTGCAGATCGAACCTTCCTATTGGGCCATCATCAACTCGTACAACTGCCGGCGAGCTAGTGATTTTTACGCAAGCAATCCAAACCTTCGCATCAAACGTTGCACGGTGACAATCCCATGAGCATGCAGCAGGGCACAGAAGAATGGAAACAGGCCCGCTGCGGGTGGGTGACGGCATCGCGAGTGCATGAACTCGTGGCCGTCACCCGCTCCGGGGGATACACCGCCGGGCGCAAGAACTACTTGTCGCAACTGGTCTGGGAACGCCTCACCGGTAAACCCAAGGTAATGTATCAATCCGCTGCCATGGCTTATGGCACCGAATGTGAGCCCGAGGCCCGCTTCGCCTATGCGCTCAAGCAAGGCGTTGAAATCGAGGAAGTCGGTTTCATCCCGCACCCAACCATTGAAATGGCGGGCGCGTCCCCTGATGGATTGGTCGGCGGCAAGGATGGCCTCTGTGAAATTAAGTGTCCCCAGGACAGCGCCCACCTCGATCGGTGGCTCGGTGCCAAGATCGATCCCAGTTATATGGATCAAATGATGTTCCAGATGGCCTGCACCGGCCGGCAATGGTGCGATTTTGTCAGCTATCACCGCGATGCGCCGGAAGAAATGCAAGTTCACATCACCCGAGTGCCGCGCGACGATAAGGCCATCGCCAAACTCGAGCAGGAGGTGGTGCAATTCCTCATTGATCTTGATGCCACCGTCGATCTGCTACGCAAGCGATATATGCGGGAGGCGGCATGAGCGCGCCGCCGCCAATCTATTTCACCTGGAACGGCGAGGCGATGGAGCCCATCGGGCGGTTCTCACGGCTGGCCGAGCGCACGTTCACAAGCGGCCACGCCTATCGAATGATCGTGGAGGAAGAGCGCAGCGGCGCCAGCCATCGGCAATACATGGCGGCGGTGCATGAAGCATGGATGCAACTGCCCGAGCCGTGGGATATCGCATTTCCCACCGAGGATCACTTGCGGAAATATGCGCTGATCCGCACCGGCTTTTGCACCATCACCAAGGTCGTTGGTACCAAGCGGATGCCAGTCGATGGCTATGCGATCGTGTGCGGGGAAGACGGCGAAGACGGCGTCACGACAATCTACCAGGCCAAGTCGCAATCGTACAAGGCCATGGGCACGGAGGAATTCCAGAAGAGCAAAACCGCAGTCTTGGACTACCTCGCCGATATGGTGGGCGTGACCGCCGAGCAATTGATGAAGGAGCCAAAGCCATGAGCCGGGCTGAATTCTCCAAAGCCACCCGGCTTGCCGCCTTCCGCCGCGCCATGGGCCGGTGCGAGGGCTGCGGCGGGCTGCTCGTCTTCGGCAGGTTTGCCTATGACCACCGCAACCCGTCGGAATTCTCAGGAGACAACAGCCTGGAGAATTGTCAATGCCTCTGCGTCGGCTGTCATGGCGCCAAGACTTCCAGCAAGGACATCCCGGCGATTGCCAAAAGCAACCGCGTCCGCTTGACCACCGCGGGTATAAGGCGGGAGCGCAAGATCAGAGCATGGCGGAATTTCGCGGGAGAGATCGTGCGCAAGCCAGGACGGAGGGATCAGGAATGACCCGCAAGCTGCGCCATGCGGACATGATATATCGCCCGCCCTCAAAGGAACGGGGTATTCCCCGCGCCGCCAATATTATTGCGGAAGCAATGGAGGATTGTTACAGGGGTGGCGATCCGCAGTTCCGCGGCAACATTGCCGACGCCCTCTATCATATCGCAACGGCACTAAATCGGATCGCCGAGGCCATTGATAGAATACCGGGGCCGGAAGAGAATTGATGATCACGCCGGATAGACCACCGTTACCTCGTCGTCGGTCGTAACACCGAGGCTCTCGGCGAGAGCCGGCGAGAGATCCGCCGCCCGGCCGGTTTCCGCCTCATGCGGCCCCCAGTCGGCGGGATGCGCCAATCGGCAAACGCCGGTCTTTTTGTTGGTCACCAGCGCCATTTGCCCGGAGTGCCCGAGCGTTTCCTTCGACGTAATATCGTAGTCCCACCGGCAGGCCACATAGAACACGCTCGGGTCCATGCGCCGCGCGAGCCCAGTCGTGGACGGCGGCTGCTTTTCGAGCAGCAGCCATAAGCAGTCGGAGGGCTCATAGAAGAATGCAAGGCCCTCGCTCGGGCTCACGCCGGTGTCGTTGGGCCCGCCGAAGGTGCTGCACGTTCCTTCCGCCGCGAACAGCACATCGCTTGGCGGCTCGGGCGTGGGGCCTCCCTCGATCTCTTCCCCAGCAATGGCGCCGGCAATGGCACCGCAGATCACGTCGTAATTCTGGTAATAAATATCAACGTCGGCCTGACTGTCTACGAAACAAGTCTCGATTAAGATCGCAGGCTCTTCGGTGTTATTCAAAAATGCCAAATCGGTCCTTTTTTTTGGGCCGCGGTTGATCAGCCCAGACGCTTCGCAAATCTGATCAACCACCACGTCGGCAATTTCCTGGCCGGTCTGGCTGACATAAAGCACCTCGCAGCCCATCGGCTTCTGCGTGGTTTCGTAGGCATTGAAATGAATGCTCACGTCTAAATCTCTGGTCTGCGAATTATGGAAATCAACAATACGCCCGAGATTCTCCGACTGATCGTCGGATACATTGTCGTGATAGGTGGTCACCTCAATGCCGGCCTCGCGCAGATAATCCGCCGTTGTTTCTACCACTTTTCGGGCCTCATCGACTTCATCGATGAAGCCGGAAGCACCGCGGATGTGCTTACCGTGGCCGCTGCTGATGATTACCTTCATATCAGCCTCCCTTGAAATGATGCTCCAGCCGGAACGTGCCGCCGGCGCCGCCGCCGAGCTCCGGCCCAGTGTCAATCGCCACCGCGAACTGTCGGCGCTCGGTCTGCACCACCGGCCGATCGCGTGAGCCCGACCTGATCTTAATCCAGCCCTTGACCAGTCCAAGACCAATCACTGCCGTGCCGGGAAAAACCGCCGATGTGATCTCTAGCCCATTCGTGTGCATGATGTCGTTGAAGCCAAGGCCATCGGAACTGGTTTGAAAGGTTATATCGGCGCCGGTCCAGTCCGAGGGAAACGTGATCTTAAAAATCGCGCCCGCGCTGCAGTCGAGCCCATCGCTCAAGCTCTCGCCCGCCTCGATCACTGGGCCGTTCAAGATTTCGATTGCCATTGTCATTTCTCCGGGCAGGTTGGTGGGGTCCAATCGAACGTGAACTTGCGTGCGCGGGCATGCGCGTTGACGGCGTTGACGATGCCGACGCGGGCGCGCTTGGGTTGCTCGGTGTTGGGGTCTTTCTGCCAAACGGTGTAGAGGTGCGCTACGGCATCTTCAAATCCCTTGTCGATGCCGCGTAACGTGATGTCGCGCACCCGCTCGCGCTCGGTCGGGTCCACGCAGTCAAACGGGATGTTGGCGGTCGCAGTCTCGATACTCGCCAAGGTAAATCCGCCTACAACAAAATCCTCGATCGGATCGCCCTCGAACAGCGCAAGCAGCAGCAATGTATTGGCAACGGTAAAAATCAGCACGAAGATCCCGGTGAACCGCTCTTGGTTCACGGCCCCGGCCACAGCCGGATGCCGGAGCCGGCGAACAATCGCCACAGCACCAGGCTGGCCACCAGCACCAGCACCACCATGATGATATTCAAGACCACCCCGGGGATGTGTAGCCCGATGGCACCCAGCACCCAGATGATCAGGAAATAGCACAAGGCGATGCCGCAGATATAGATCAAGGCGTAAATGACACGTTCCACCATTATCGCCTATCCTCCCGTTGCTGCGTTGCATTCAACAGCCCTTCCCGGGCCGCCACCTCTTGCAGCCGTTGCAGCGCGCGTCGGGCGGCCACGGAATCGCCGGTGCTGGCACGTCGCGCCGCCTGACTGGCCGCCCGCACCACCGCCGGGCGCGACAGCGCCTCGGCCGTCAATCGGGTGCCGATCATGCCGGCAATGATGGTAATGGGATCTGCAACCATGCCGGTAAGCATGCCGCCGCCGAAGATGCCGCGCGAGGTGCCGCTGGGATTGGAAAAACGGGAAATGCGGTCGCGCACATGCATCGACACCGTCATCAGGTCGTTGAGTGCCGCGTGCTGCTGCGGGGTGAAAAGCTCGGCACGCGCCTTGGGCGACATGTTGCCAAAGGCAGTCACAAAGCGATCAGCACTAAAGCTGCCTTCTGGCGTCGATCCCAACCGGGAAATGAACGCCGAACCCACCTCATCCCAGGCCGCCGGTCCCATGGTGCGCTTGGCCAACCGCAGCCGGTTGAGGTCGGCCGAGGACTTGCTGCCGGCATAGTTCATCAGCCGGGTGAACACCCCTTCCGGGGAGACATCACCCTTGGGGCCGATCAACTTGGTCAGTGCCTGTTTCTGGATGTTGGTCAGCCTGGCGAGCGCATTGGCTTCCCGCCAAGCCGCATGGGCGCCCTCGCCGCCAGCCTGGGTAATGATATTGGTCAGATCCTTGGTGAGCGCGCCGTAGAGCCGCTTGGCCTCCACCGGGTTGATGCCCTGCGCCACAAGCTCCTGCGGGGTGGTTTCGCGGAGCCAAGAGCGCAGCATCTTGGCGCCCTGATAGTCCATGCCGGTAGGATCTTGCACCGCCGGCATCACCCGATCCACCGCCCGGCTGGTGCCGGGAATGCGCGCCTGTGCCCGCCCGGCCTGGATCTCGGCCACCATGTCGCCGGTGTGGGTGAGCGGCGCACGGATTTGCGGGTCAATCAGGTTGTCGACCGCTTCATAGGCCCGGGTCACCGGCCGCTTGCTGCCGCCGGTCATCCAGCCTTCGATCCCGGCGCGCGCGCTTTCGCCGGCCACGTCGGGCGTGCGCGCGGCCGGCCCAGCGATGTTGCCGCGGGCGGCGCCCAAGCCTTCGGTGAGCGCCTGCGCCGATCGCATGATTGGCTCACCACCGATCGGCACGTTTTTCATACCGGCCGCCATTTGCGGCACGGCGGTGCCTTCGGTGGCAAGATAGCGCGGCACCTCCACCCCCAGCCGGCCGGCGGCTTCTACTGCTTGCTCAGTGCCGGTTGGCGGCAGCACCGGCCGCGGTGGGATAAGCGGTCCAGCGCGGCCAGCCGGCGAGGTAGGGCGGGCTAAAAAGCCCTCCCCGGCGCGCAGCCCGGGCGCGGTCGGCGCCGCAATCGCGGCGGCACCCAACATGGTGCCGGCGGCTTGCTCTGCGGCTTGCGGATCGGCGCCCCAGGTCAATTCGGTGGCGGCGGCTGGGGCCCCTTTGATCACGTCGCGCACCCCGGCCACGGTCGGCGGCGGGTTTTCGTAGACCTTGCGAGCGAAGTTGCCGAGCTTTTCGAAGAATGGTTTTTCTGGCGCCGGCATGTTGCTTTTGATGGCCGCCGCAATGGCGTTATCGTCCATGCCATCGGGAAACTCGACAATTCCCATGCCCGGAACGTCGATTTGCTGCGGCATTATTCGATCTTTCCCGTTTCGTGATTGTAGCGCCTGATGCCGCCGGAAGATGGTGCCGCCGGCTTGCCGGCCGCGCCTTGGGTCTGCTGATAGGATGGCGGCGCATACTTGGGCGGAGGGGCCGTGCCGGGGCCGTGAATGATTTCATGTCGGATGCGTTTGACCCGCTCTAGATTATACAGAACCGAAGCCGCATCCTGCGATTGATCCAGTGCGCCGATGCTGTCTTGCAATAACTTATGCTCGCCCTGAGTGACGGCACCGAGCCCGGAGGCGCCGGTGGGCGATTGCGCCCGCATCTGCTGCAGTTTTTCCAAAGACGAGCTAGCTTTTACGGTATTGATCAGACTTTCCACCTCGCCGGCTTGCGAGGACGATCCGACGATGGGGATCTTTTTCAAGACACTGCTGAACCCCCCAGTTGTCATGCCCGGATATTTGCTGATCTGGGCGAGGGCTCGATCGATGTCCTCCGTCACCGGATCAATTGAGGCGCCCGCCCTCTTGGCTGCGGCCGCCGCCGTCTGCTGCTGCACCAAAAGCTTGGTTTGCTCCTTGCGCCATTCCTTCGGATCGCTGCCGGGAGGCGCAGGTGGAATGCCGCCACCCGAAGGAGCCGTCCCCGGCTGCGTCGGGCCTTCCTCTGCAGTGGCAGAGGTGGGCGCCGGCTGGCCGGTAAATGGCTGCGTTTCGCGGGTGCGCTTGTTGGCCCATACCGGCACGGTTTCGCCGGGATAGGTCGGGTGTGGCGCCTGCACAATCTGCCAATCACCCTCGGTTTTCGGGGTATAGTATTGCTTCATGAACGCCGATTTTTGCTCCGGAGTAGCGTCGGGCCCGAGCACATCGCGCATGGCCCTTTGAGCATCGGTCACGTCGCCGCGGGCAAACTGCCGTTCCTTCAGGTCACGATCCAGCAAGGCTTGCTGCCGCTGGAATGCGTCGTTTGCTGCCTGCCGCGCCTCCTGTGTCTTCTGGTGCTGCAACTGTGCGGTGCGATAGCCGCGGTTGCTGTCGGCCACCGAGCCGGCCTGGAAGCCCTGCAGGGCGTTGGCATAGGGGCTCTCCCCCGGGCGGTAAGGCGATAGCAACCCCATCCCCAGCCCGACCAGCGAATTGCTGTTCTGCGCGATCGCATCGCCGATGCCGATCTGATTCCCGGCATAGTCGCGCGGGGTAAACGCCATCGGCGCATTGCCGGAAAACATGTCCATCAGGCTGGCAGGCTGTGCCATCTTTCGCCCCTCCCTACATCATCCCGAGCAGGCCGCCGCCGAGCGCGCCAACCCCGGCGCCCACCGGCCCGCCGAAGCTACCGCCGATGCCGGCACCAGCGAGCCCGCCGCCGAGGATCTTCTGCAAGGTCGAGGGCGAATTGATCGGGGTGGAGGTGGTGCCCGCCGTGGTCCCTCCAAGCCCTCCGGCCCCTCCCACAATTGCATTATAGCGAGCTAAATTTTCCCACGGCCGCGCTTGCTGCGCGTTCCATGTCTTGATCTGGTTCTCGATTTCGGACTGGCTGCGCTCCTGCTGATATTGTCCGAGCGCCATCATGCGTTCCGCCGGCGCATAGCGCGCCTCGTCCAGCGTCGGCATGAGTTGCGACCATTGCCCCGCCCGCTGTAGCCCGCCCTCGGCGATACCCTGCATCTGCGCTTGGCGGCGGGCATAGTCCTGCGCCAAAACCGGGTTGGCGGCTTCCGCCATTGCCCGTGACGCCACGTCGGTATGGGCACCCGAGCCATAGCGGCCGGCGCCGCTCATGCTTGAGCCGATCTTGTCGCTGATCTGCCGGTTGCTGGTGTCGATCATCGCCTGCAGGTACGGATTTTCATTGCCCTGCGCCTGCTCATAGAGGGATTGTAACCGCCCGCTTAATCCCTCGTTTTGGATCATATTGAGCCCGAGCCCGCGCGCAGCGTTGACGCCCTCCGTGCCGCCCGCCAGCATTTCGGGCGTGAGTTGCCCCTCCAAGGAGCTGATCGT